TCACAGGCGAATGCTCTGGAAGCGAAGAACTGTAACGTTTACGTGTACTACGAGAACGATACAGCCATCCTCGAACAAGGTGTGATGTGTAACGGCGATTTCTTCGATGAGCGTCACGGGCTCGACTGGCTGCAGAACGCGGTACAGACAGCCGACTACAACACGCTTTACACCAGTACCACGAAGATCCCACAGACCGATGCTGGTACAACGACACGAATCGCCAACATCGAAAAAGTGCTGGATGTGGCCGACAAAAACGGTCTGTTTGCACCAGGTATCTGGACCGGCGGACCGATGGGGCAACTCGGCACCGGCGACACCCTGACCAAAGGGTATTACACCTGGGCGGATACTGTGGATAACCAGCTGCAGACCGATCGTGAAGCGCGTAAAGGCGTACCGATTCAGGTGGCCGCGAAACTGGCCGGGGCCGTTCATTACGGCGATGTAGCAATTACCGTGGTTCGTTAAGGAGAATCGAATGGGTGCTTACTCTTTTCTTGATATTTCGGCTTCTCTTTCCGGGCCGACAGGTTCATTAGATCTTGGGGCTGGTTCTGCCAACTCCGAAGAGGGGATCACGGTCACGATGACCGAGGCAAAGAACACGATGACTATCGGTTCTGACGGTGAAGTGATGCATAGCCTCCACGGCGGCAATAGTGGCGTTATTACCGTCACCCTGCTTAAAACATCCCCTCTGAACAAAAAACTTTCCATCATGTACAACGCGCAGCGCATGTCGTCAGCGCTGTGGGGAAATAACGTGATCGTCGTGCGTAACAGGGTGTCCGGTGATATCGGTACGGCGCGCTCCTGCGCTTTCCAGAAACAGCCTGACTGGAATAACCCGAAGGTAGCCGGAACGGTCGCTTGGGTATTTGATTGCGGCAAGATTGACGAAGTTCTCGGGGAGTTCTAACAAATGGAATGCAATATTAATGGCGTGGAATACCGCGCCGCAAAACTCAACGTGTTTGATCAGCTCAAGGTTACACGCAAACTTCTGCCGCTCCTCGCAGGGATGATGGCTGACTTCGGGAGCATTCGCTCCCTGCTGCCAGCAGACGGTAAGGTTGACTCCAAAAAATTTGATGAGCTTAAGCCGGTATTTGAAACGCTGCTGCCGCGTATCGCTGACGAACTGGCCTCGATGAAAGAGGAAGACACCAACGCGATAATTCATCCTTGCCTGTCGGTTGTGGCCCGAAAAAACGGGACGGTCTGGACGCCTGTTTTCAACAGCGGTGAGTTGATGTTTGATGACATCAATCTCCTGATCATGCTGCAGCTGGTGGCGCGGGTGGTCGCCGATTCGCTGGGAAATTTTTTGCCCGTGAGCCTTACCAGCGCGACGCCGGACCAGACTCAGGGTTAACCCTCAACAGCCTACCTGACGGGCTGTCTTATCTCCTTGACCCGGTTGACGCCGGGTTAATCCCTTATTACGCGCTGAAGGATGGATCAGTCGATCTGTGCGATATCGCGCTGATGAATGACCACCTGGCCGTTAAGGCAGACAACCAGCGCCGTATAGAGAAATGGAGAGAGGATAATGAACGCTGAGACTATTAAAGATTTCCTTGTTTCGCTCGGTTTCGATATCGACGAAGCGGGCGCGTCAAAGTTCGACTCTGTTCTCGCCGGTACGACCGCAAACGCCATCAAAATGGGGCTGGCTGTCGAAGGTGCCGCGCTTGCCGTGGTGGCCTTCACGGCTAAGATTGCCTCCGGTCTGGATAATCTCTACTGGGCGTCACAGCGCACCGGCGCGACGGTTCAGGGGATTCAGTCTATTGGCTATGCGGTTTCGCAGGTGGGCGGCAGCGTCGACGCGGCGCGCTCCTCTCTGGAAAGCCTCGCCCGGTTTATGCGGCATAACCCCGGAGCGGAAGGTTTCCTGAACCGTCTGGGCGTACAGACCCGTGACGCCAGCGGTAACATGCGCGACATGGCCGCTATCTTTACGGGCGTCGGCCAGAAGCTCAGCAGCATGCCGTATTACCGGGCTAACCAGTATGCGCAGATGCTGGGTATTGACGAAAATACCCTCATGGCGATGCGCCGGGGTGTGGGCGGTTTCACCGGGCAGTACAGTGCAATGGCGAAAGCTATCGGCTTTAATGCTGATGAGGCGGCCAGAAGCTCCAACAAATTCATGACCTCCCTGCGCGAGTTCGGCGCGATGGCAGGTATGGCCCGTGACAAAATCGGCTCTAACCTTGCTGGTGGCCTTGCGGGTTCGCTGGACACGCTGCGCCGCCACATCCTGGATAACTTCCCGCGCATTGAGCAGACCCTGACGAAAGCCATAAAAGGCATTCTGGCGCTCGGAGACATCATCGGGCGGCTGTTCTTCAGGCTAATTGAGGGAACATCCAGACTTATCACCTGGTGGCAATCACTGGACAAGCAAACGCGGGAGCTGATCTCGTTGTTCGGCGCGCTTACGATAGCGTTGCGCATTCTGAACAGTACGTTCTGGATGTCGCCGATTGGCCTCATTACCGCGCTGGCGGCCGGGATAGCCCTTCTGTGGGAAGACTATCAGACCTGGAAGGAAGGCGGGGATAGCCTTGTTGACTGGGGGAAATGGAAACCTGAAGTCGACGCTGCGCTGAAGATGGTTCGTGACCTGAAAGGGTCTGTTAATGAACTGGCGAAAGCGCTGGCTAAACTGCTCAACATTGACCCTAAATCGTGGTCCCTGAAGTGGGATTTCAGCAACTTTATCGACCAGATGAGCGAGTTCAGCAAGATGCTGAATATGATCGCCGACCTTCTCAATGCCATTAAAGATGGCCGCTGGGCTGATGCTGCCAGCATCGGAAAACGGATGCTTAATCAGGGCAGCGAAAATCCGTCAGCAATGCCAATGGTAACAGACAGCGCCAACGGTACCGCCGACTGGATTAAAGAGCACTGGGGATTCGATCCTCGCAACGTGGGCCGAACGGTACGCGGCTGGTTTGGTGACGATGAGCCAGATCAACTCGGCCAGTCAGTTAAGCGGCCACAGCCAACCAAAGCGGGTTCTGAGCTGCTGGGATGGATGCAGCCGATGCTTACCAACCTGGAACAGCTCTACCGGCTTCCGGAAGGGTTATTGCGCAGCGTGGCCATAACGGAATCGGGCGGTAATCAGTTCGCCGTTTCAGGCGCTGGCGCTAAAGGTCTGTTTCAGTTTATGGACGGTACGGCGCGTGACATGGGGCTACGCGGGAACGATGTTTTCGACCCGGAGAAGGCCGCCCAGGCAGCCGCAAAATATCTTTCACAGCTGCTGCAGGCGAACGGCGGTGACCTGAGCAAGGCGCTGGCCTCTTATAACTGGGGGATCGGGAACGTGCAGAAGCACGGGATGGCCCTTATGCCTCAGGAAACCCGCAACTACATTCCGAAGGTGTTAAGCAACATGCCCGCGCCCGGGGCTCAGGTCCAGCAACAGAACACCTATCACATTTACGGTGGTGGTGATCCGCACTCCGTGGGGAATCAGGTAGAACGTCGGCAGCAGTCTGCAAATGCCCAGCTCATGCGCGGCAATCAAACGAAGGTGGGTTAATGGATATTCTCTCTACTCTCTTTCATCAGCAGTCTAGGAGAATTGGGGTGCTTATCCCCAGTGTGGTTGTTTCTGAAAAGCACACCGACACCCTGGAGATAACAGAGCACCCGGTCGAAGTTGGGGCCGCCGTCGCGGATCATGCTTACAAAAAACCGTCTGAAGTAGTGATGGAGGTCGGTTTCGCTGGTGGCGGATCGTTGCTAGATTTTGCCAGCAATCTGACTGCTACCGACTTACTCGGCATGAGCCCTAAGGAAACGTACCAGGAAATACTTAACCTGCAGGCGAGCCGTATACCTTTCGATGTGGTGACCGGCAAGCGGATTTACAACAATATGCTGATCCGCTCGCTGGAAATGACGACTGACAGAACGACTGAAAACGTCCTGTCTGCCGTCCTCACCCTGAGAGAGGTTCTTATCTCGCAGACGCAGCAGATCACCGTCGCGGATAAAACCAACATGAAGGACGGGGCCAGCACGTCGGCGGTACTGAATACCGGCAACAAAACCACAAAGCCGCCAAATACCTCGCTGCTGAAAAGCATCACGGGTAATGCGGCGTCATTACTGGGGCTCGGCTAATGGCAATTCAGGAAATCCCGCTGACAGCGGATAACCAGCAATTCAGCATCATCCTGGCGGGGACCACCTGGCGGATTAGTATCACCTGGCGCGATATGTACTGGATTATGGACCTGCAGAACGACAGAGGGGAGCCGGTAATCTCCGGTATTCCTCTCGTCACCGGTGCTGACCTGCTGGCGCAGTACGCCTATATGGACCTCGGATTTAAGCTGGTGGTGGTCTGTGACGACAGCACACAGGATTATCCGACGAAAACCGACCTGGGCGGCCGCAGTCATTTACTGGTATCAACGGAGTAAGCATGTCACAGAACTGGATGAGACATTTCGAGCTGCAGCTCGTGGACAATAACGGGCAGGGGATTGAGCTCAGCGATTTTAAAGTGACCTTTACGATCGACTGGTTCAACATCAGCAGCGCGTCGCGGGTGGGAACATTCAAAATCTACAACCTGTCAGCTGATACGGTGAACCGCATCACCGGGCAGGAGTTTTCTAAAGTGCGGCTGATTGCCGGTTATGATGGTATCGCGCCGGAGGTGTCGGCAAGCGACGTCGGGACCGTGCGAGAAGTCGACGCGGCGGACGTGGGCCAGAGCGATGGCCGCAACTACGGGCTGATTTTCAGCGGTGAAATTCGCTACTCGGTCACAGGAAAAGACAGTCCCATTGATTCCTACGTCCTGATTCAGGCAGCCGATACGGACCTGGCTTTTGCCACCAGCATAACCTCGCAGACGCTGGCAGCCGGTTACACGGTCGCAGACGTGAACCGCGCGCTGATGAAAGACTTCGAGGCCAAAGGCGCGACCGAAGGCCTGACGCCTGAAATGCCTGCTACTGTGTTCCCACGGGGCCGGGTGCTGTTCGGCATGACACGGCATCTTATGGATAACGTGGCCGGACAATGTGGCGCAACATGGCAGTTCGTGGACGGGCAGCGCCAGATGGTGGCGAATAACGAGTATGTTCACGACGCGATTGTGCTCAACAGCGCCACCGGGCTTATCGGCATGCCGCAGCAGACCATCGGCAACGGCGTAAACGTCCGCGCGCTGATTAACCCTAACATCCGGGTTAACGGGCTCATTCAGCTGGATCAGGCTTCCGTGTATCGCACCGCGCTGTCGAACAACGATATCGCGATGGCTGGCGGGAAGATCACCGACCAGAACACGGACGGAAATATCACGCTCAGCGGCACCACGGCGCAGCCTGCAAGCATCGCAACGGATGGCGTTTATATTGTGCGCGGGATTATGTACACTGGCGACACAAGGGGCCAAGCGTGGTACATGGATATGATGTGCGAAGCGCGTGGCGCGGCGGATTTACTCTCGTCCTCAGCGCAGCAAAGGATATATTCATGAAGCGTATGAAGTTATTTCTGACAATTTCGTTACTGTTCTCCTGCTCTGCGGCTTTCGCTGATTTACAATGCGGCGGATACCGACTTCATGCAGCTGATAACGGCTGGACGAAAATCAACGGCGAGCAAGTTACATCTCAAAAAATCAAGTTTCTCGGTAAGAAAGACGATTGGGATAACGTTAAAACGGATATGGGGCTGATGCCTGCACGTGACGGTAATAATTACGGTTTCGAATTTGTGAAGCGTGAGGGGAAATCGTTCCTCAATGTCCAATTGCTTCAAAATAGCATGAATGCCCCCAAGATAATTGGCTCCTACCCATGTTCACAAATCAAGGGTGAGTGACCAATTATGAAAAAAGTTATTGTCGCTCTATTTTTGTGCTCTGTTCCTTTTGCTGCTATTTCAGCTGTTAAAAATATAACGTTTAGTGATAGCGAAAAAGTCATGCTTAAGAATCTTTTTAAATATGACCTTCAACAATTCATCCATTCTGACTCCCATATGTTTTCTTATGAAACGGTGATTGTTTCCGCTGAAAAGATTGCAGAGGATTATGATGCAAATGAAGCGAGGGGGGACAGAGACTATAAGGGTAAACCCATTATCGTTTCTGGAACTGTCGAAAAAATTAGATCCACCATGGGCGATGTTCCAGCAGTAGAGCTAAAAACTAATGTGGGGATTAAGGGCGTTTCTTTATTCTTCACTAAAGAAAACGAGAAGCTTGCGATTGATTTGAATAAGGGCGATAAAGTCAGTTACGCCTGTATAGGTGATGGCTCAGTATTAGGTGACCCTGTTCTTCGTGGTTGTCTGCCAACAGATGAATATGTAAATACAGCATCTGACGTTATGTATAAAGATTCAATGGCGATGCTGAAGGATATTAAAGACCCTAAATCAGACGCTAACACTTTTCTTTTATTTACTAAAATGATTACAAGATTAACTGATGATTATAAATTGTGTGCAGCCACTGATGCGAAATGTATCGTTAATATAATTGATACAACACCTATGGAAAAACGAAAGGCTATGGCTAGGGAAATGTCCAAAGAACTTGGTGTCAATGTCAGCGTAAAATAGCCGTCATACCTTCGACCTCATAACCCGCCACCCGGCGGGTTTTTTGCTTTCTGGAGCCTACAAAATGGCAGTATCTGACCAGACCCGCAGCGGCGACCTTGCCGAAACATTCAAATCAGAGCGGGACACAACAAAGAACCAGATCCGTGTCGCTTTGCCTGGCATCGTTCAGTCATTCGATCCTGACGCGGTTACGGCGGTTGTGCAGCCAGCTATCCGTTCGGTTGAAACGGATAACGACGGGAACCGCATTACCAAAAATTACCCGCTGCTGGTGGATGTTCCGGTGGTATTTCCGCGCGGCGGGGGATGCACGCTAACGTTCCCGGTTAAAGCCGGTGATGAATGCCTGGTTATTTTCGCCGATCGCTGCATCGATTTCTGGTGGCAGAACGGCGGGGTGCAGGAGCCTGTCGACGACCGGGTGCATGACTTATCGGATGCGTTCTGTATCGTCGGGCCGCAGTCACAGGCGCAGAAAATCAGCGGAATCAGCACTAGCGCCGCGCAACTGCGTACTGATGATGGCGCTGCGTTTGTGGAAGTGGCCGCAGGCCATAACATCACGGTTAAAACCCCCGGCGCGCTGACGGCGACAGCAGAAGTAGGAACCACGATCACATCACCCACCATTACGCTAAACGGCAACGTGACAATAAACGGGAATCTCTCTCAGGGGATGGGCGAAAGCGGCGGCACCGCGACGATGCTTGGCCCTGTCACGGTGACTAACGATGTAAAAGCTGGTGGTAAGAGCCTGATGACGCACACGCACGGCGGAGTACAGACCGGCGGCGGTAACACAGGAGCGCCTAACTGATGCGATACAGACGTGAAGACGCCGACGGTGATTACACCTTTGGCAGCGGCGATGATACCTGGCTGATTAACTCACCGGAGGCCGTGGCGCAGGCGGTAAAAACGCGATTCGAATTGTGGTACGGGCAATGGTTCCTCGACACCACCGAAGGGACACCGTGGATTCAGTCCGTACTCGGTAAGCAGAAGCCGGAAACCTATAACCTGGCGATCCGTAAGCGTATCCTCGAAACGCGGGGCGTTAAATCCATCCTCTCTTTCAATACGACAGTGAACACGACGACGCGCCGCGTCCAGTTCTTCGCTGAAATCGACACCATCTACGGAACAACGACAGTAACCAGCGAGGCATAAATGGCCCTCAATTTGGACACACTCGGCTTATCGGCAACGGTAACCGCTGAGGGGATCAGTGCGCCTGATTACCAGACGATACTCGATACCCTGACGAGCTATTTCCAGCAGATTTATGGCAGTGACGCTTATCTGGAGCCAGACAGCAAAGACGGTCAGATGGTGGCGCTGGTGGCGCTGGCTATTCACGATGCCAATAACACGGCCATCTCCGTTTATAACTGCTTCTCACCTGCAACAGGTTACGGCGCCGCGCTGACCAGTAACGTAAAAATTAACGGTATCGCGCGCCGGGGGGCGACGAACTCTACCGTGGATCTGGTTCTGACCGGTACTGCCGGGACATCCATCACAAACGGTACCGTGAAAGACACGAATAACGTGATCTGGCGGCTTCCTGCGTCGGTGACAATCGGTGTCGGCGGTACCGTGACGGTAACTGCAACCTGTTCAAACAGCGGAGCGGTTGCGGCGCTGGCCGGGACGATTACCACTATCAACACGCCGACCCGTGGTTGGGCTTCAGTAACCAACCCGGCGGCGGCCACCGTAGGTGCACCGGCGGAAACCGACGCAGAGCTGCGCATCAGGCAGGGGCAAAGTGTCGCTCTGCCTTCACTCACACCGTTTGAAGGTGTCGACGGTGCGATCGCCAACGTTGCAGGCGTGATACGTCACAAGCTCTACGAGAATGATACTGGTGCAACCGACAGCAACGGGCTGCCGCCTCACTCCATTTCCGCCATCGTCGATGGAGGGGATGTGAACGAAATAGCCCAGACAATCCGGGGAAACAAAGGGCAGGGAACGGCAACTTACGGGACAACCTCTGTCACGGTACCGGACACCTACGGCAATCCACATGTGATCAGCTTCTCGCGGTCTACTGATGTCCCGATTTATGGGCATATTACCCTGAAGGCATTCACCGGCTACACGTCGCAAATTGGCGTACAGATTCAGCAGGCCGTCGCGGATTACATCAACGGGCTGACGATCGGCGACGATGTGCTGCTGAGCAGGATTTATTCCCCGGCGAACCTTGGTGTAGTGAGTGGTGGCAATGCGCGCTACTACGACATACAGGAGCTGCTGATTGGCAAATCAGCCGGTAGCGTAGCGGCGGCAAACATCATCATCGCCTACAACGAATCTGCGTCGTGTAAACCCGAAAACATTGTTCTAACGGTGACGTCATGAGCAAGTACACGGACTTAATCACCAACTATCACGCCACGAAGCCGAAATTTTTGGATCACGTCGACCTGAGTACGCGGCCACTGATTGATATCACTGCCGCCACTCGGGGGCTGGTAAGTGCTTTCGATATTGATACCGCCGTCGGGGTCCAGCTCGATACGCTCGGCCTCTGGATTGGTCGCAGCCGCATCGTCAGCCAGCCGATAAGCGGCGTTTATTTCAGCTGGGACACTGACGGCCTCGGATATGACCAGGGCGTATGGCAAGGCCCGTATGACCCCGATTCAGGTTACACAACACTGAGCGATGCAACATACCGCATCGTACTTAAGGCGAAAATCGCCATCAACAACTGGGACGGACGCAATGATTCTTTGCCTCCCATCCTTGACGCCGCAACTGCAGGTTCCGGCCTGAAGATGCAAATCGTCGACAACCAGGACATGACGATCTCGGTCTGGGTTTTTCCTGAGACTGATATTTCTGATGTGTCTCTCGAACTAATCGCCGCTATCAAACAGGGCTATCTCACCGTTAAAGCTGCTGGTGTATGGGCCGGTGACGTTGAAACGCCTTCGGTAGAAACACCGTCAGAGGGTAATCGATTCTTCGGTTTTGACATGGACAACGAATACATCGCCGGATTTGATGATGGCGCATGGGGGAAATTACTGTAATGGCTAAAAATGACTTTAAACCGTTTGCTACCAGCTCTGGCGCAAACGTAATGTCCCAGGCTGACTGGGAAGCTCTTCCTGCGCTACTTTCTGGATTTACAACAGGTAAAGCATCCAGCGCGCAGGTAAACAAAGCTATTCGGCAGGCAGCTTTCATATCTTCTGCAGTTGCACAATTTGTTTCCGACTCTTTAATGCAGGATATTCTGGATGACGGGAATAGTCAGGATTTTGTTGTGAAATTGAAACAATCAATTGTAAATGGCTCTGTTCCCGCGGGGATACCCATGCCGTGGCCCGCCTCTACCCCGCCAACTGGATGGCTTAAATGCAATGGTGCAAGTTTCAATACTGCAATCTATCCATTGTTGGCGAAAGCTTATCCTTCAGGCGTTCTTCCTGATTTACGTGGCGAATTCATACGAGGTTGGGACGATGGGCGCGGGGTGGATTCAGGCAGGGGAGTACTTTCAACTCAGCTTGATGCGCTTCAAAAGATGACAGGGACTGCAAGTAATGGCGCAAATACTGGTTTTATTAATAACGTTACCTCTATCGTTACTGGCGTATTTAAGCGTGGGACGGCAACCTATGGAAATACAACCGCACAAGATGCAAATTATCAAGGCGTGGATTTATTCTTCGACTCATCTTTGGTTGCACGATCAGCAACTGAAACCAGACCGCGTAACGTTGCGTTCAATTACATTGTGAGGGCTGCGTAATGAATGAGGCCATTTTGAACAAAGATAAAGTAGCCACTTTGGCAGGTGATGTTACCGTATATAACTATGATGCGGAGTCGCGGGAGTACCTCTCTACATCAATTGAGTATTTGGCTGTTGGGGTTGGTATTCCAGCCAATTCATGTATTGACCCGCCTTATGATAAAAAAGAAGGATTTGCCATTTGCCGCACTAAGGACTTTTCTGGATGGGAGTATCTTGCTGATCATCGAGGTGAAACTGTTTACTGTACCGAAACAGGTGAGGCCGTGGTAATCACTTCCCCGGGTGATTACCCAAGAGGTACCACTATGCAGCCACCTATTACTCCTTATGATAAGTGGAACGGTAATGAATGGCTCACAGATAATATTGCGAAGCATTCGGCAGAGATGTTAGCAGCAGAACAGCGGAAAGAGGCTCTCTTGATGGAAGCTAAGGCAGAGATAAGTCTTTGGCAGACTGAGTTACAGCTAGGAATTATTAGCGAGCAAGATAAAGCTAACTTGATCACATGGCTAAAATACATTAAACAGCTGCAGGCGGTAGACCCATCAGCCGTACCCGATATCAGTTGGCCAGAGAAGCCACAAACTTAAAATGAAAAACAACCCGGTAAACTTTTCTTAAAAAAATTACCGGGTTTTAAAAGAATGTTTTTCATGGGTATCACCATTGGAAAACAGTGAAAACGCCTTGTCAAATAATATCTTTAAGAATTCATTAATCATTTTAAGTGATAGCAGATAACAGACTATTGTGCAGGTTATTATTTGTACTGCCAATAATAAATTTTGAGGGGTATTTTTTAGTAAAAATAAAGAAAATTCTCTAATAAATAAGCCATGTATTAGGTATATAGATAAGCTATACTCACCAAGTCGTGATAGGAATGATAGTGATGGGCGTAGATAGAATAGGGATGCTATCAATAAAATAACGCCGAAATAACTCAAGGCTTTGTAGCCTAAAAAATGAACATTTGTAATCCCTAAGGAACTAAAACCACTTGACCCATACAAAAATGGAATGGGGGCGCTTTTTGAAAGTAATGCAAGGCATGCGAAAGACGCAATAAGAGCGATTAGCGAAATACGCATGGGGATTTTTTTAGTGTGCAGTGAATGCTTGAATGCTAAACATCCCATAATGTAAAAAGGGAGAAATGTAAATGTCCGCATTGCTGAAAACGACATTCCATTAAAATCTAAATATTGGCAAAGCAGAGATATTGCAATTGCACTAACAAGCGGATATCGAGTGGATAAAATAAATGGTGTTATTAATTTCCAAAAGAATAAACTAAGTAAGTACCACATCAACCAATATGGAGCAGCAAGGTGAAAATAACCGGATAAACTTCCATTTTTTAAAAAATTAACAGCTTCATAAATTACATTAAATAGTATTAAAGGGAGAATTACACCTTTGGTTAACTTTTCAATGTTTACATCCTTACTAGCCTTCGATAAAAAACCGGATGTAAATATAAAGATAGGCATATGAAAAGTATATATAAAGCCATATATATATTTAAAGTGTTCGTTGGTTAGATTTGATTCCAGCATATGACC